GAAAGCCGAACCACATCTTCGGCAGCATGCCGTCAGAGGTCAGCGCCGTGTCACCGCCATACATGCTGTTGATGAAGCTGTTCAGCTCGAGCGCGTCGGCCCACGCCTTCCAAGAGACCAGCGCGTAGTTCTCGCCGTCGGCCATCGCCTCGGCGTTGCCGAACTGCTCCATGACCAGGCGGGGAATGTCGTCGCTCGACCAGCTGTCATCGACGCCGACCGAGTTGTTGGCGTTGGTGGTGGACTGGAGCGCCGCCTGGGCGATGCTGTCCCACTTGCGCCGCATGGAGTTGACGATCTGCTTCTTCGTCGCCTCCTTCTCGTTGACGTTGGTTTTCAGCTCGTCCAGCTGGTCGATCATATCCGCCGCATACCAGTCGGACACGCTGCACTCCTGCGTGTCGCGCAGGATGTCCATGAGCGGGACCTTGCCCTTGCGGCTTTTGGGCTGCGCCTCGGGCGCAATGCCGATCTTGGGGAAATGGGTCTTTTCGGCGGCGATCTGCTTGACCCGCACGCGGGGCTGAAAGACCCCACCCTTGTTCTGGAATGCCTCGTAGACCTCGCTCTCGAACTGCTCGATGAAGTGAACCGAAACGTCGCCCACAGCCATGACCAAACTCCTTCATTGCTCGGAAGGGCTTGTCGTCCCCGCTGCGCGCGGTGCTTGTCCTCTAAGGGGGCGGGCGCAACGGAAAGGGGCCGGAGACGCACCGATAATCGCGCTTCCGGCCCCGGTCCTATGCACGCAATTGTGCGCGGACGTTCAGCCGCGCGGGATCTTCCCGCCCGCAGCGAAGAATGCCTCCACCTTGGCGCGCAGCGCATCGCCTTCCGGGCCGTCCTGGGCGTGCACCGGGTTGCGGATCGCAGCCCGCGCCTCCTCCGGCGTGAGCGGCCCGCCGCCGCCGCCGCCGCTGCCAGTGCCGGGTGTGCTCATCGGTCGCCCTCCCTGGCCCTCGGCCATGCGGATCAGTTTCTCCAGCCCGGTCACGCCCTCGGCGGTGAAGGTCATTGCCTCCACGCCGCGCGCCTCGACCTCGCTCAGGTTCTGCTTCAGGAAGGCGCGCACCGCGTTCGCCCGCGCCGCCGCACCCTCGCCGATCTTGGCCATCTCGGCCTCGACGTCGACCATCATCCCGGCCTGGTAGGCGTAGACCGCATCGGTCAGGCGCTTGAACTGCGCCGGCTTGAGCCCGGCCTCGTGCGCGATGCCGCGGAACGCCTGGAGCAGCGGATCGCTCTCCGGCGGCGTCAGCGCCTCGAACCACGCCGGCAGCGTGTCCTTCGGCACCTCCACGGTGTAGCCCTCGGGGCCAGACGGCACGCCCTCACGCGCCGCACGCTCCATCTCCGCCTTCACCTCGGCGCGGATCGCCTCGGTGCGCTGGCCGACCTTGGTGTGCAGCTCGCTGTAGCTCTTGCCCAGCGCGTCCACCCGGATCGCCTTGGTGCCCGGGTCGTAGAAGGTCTCCGGCAGCCAGTCCGGCCGTGCCTCGGCCGCCAAAGTCCACGACGGTGCGGCAGGCGCCGCCGGCGCCGCCGGTGCAACCGGCGCCGCGGGCGCGGCCGCAACCGGCTCTGCTGTTCCACTCATCTGCTTCTCCCACGCAGTTTCTCACGCACGCCAACAATCCGCAGGCGGTGCCGCTCGGCCCGGCGCATGATCTCCAGCCGGCGCTCCCGATCGCCCTGCAACAGGGCCAGCCGCAGCGGGTCGATCGGCCCCGCGCCGACCATCACCCGGTCGACCTCGGCCGCCCACCAGTCGCGCATCACGCCCAGCGCCGGGTCGGTCATGAACACGTAGCAGGACTGGTCGATGCGGTCGGCCTCGCTGGTGGCCTTCGCCCCCGGCTCGTCAATGTCCGGCTTGTCGGACATTTACTGCATCGGCCCGCCGCCGCTCTCGGCCATCGTCGCCATGAGCGGCGCCAGCCCGGCCTGCGGGTCCTGCACCGCCTCGTTCATCTGGTTCGCCATGCGGGCCGCCACCCGCTTGCGCTCCTGCGGGTCGAGCATGACGTTGGCGGGAATGTCGAGCTTGCGCGCGGCGAACGAGGCATAGCGGTCGGCCGGCACCACGGTCGCGGCCGCCTGGTCGCCGTAGTGCGCCTTCAGCCCGCCCAGCATGCGGTCCAGCTTGCCCAACTCGCCCTGCGCCGCCGCGCGCACCAGCGCCGAGACCGGCGCAATGCGCATCTGCCGCCCGTCGACCGCCGGCATCGGCAGCAGCCCCTTGCCCTTCAGCACGAAGCGGCACCGCTCCAGCAGGGGCACGCAGAACTCGCGCCACACGCGCTGCACCTGCGGGCCGACCTGGCGGGCAAGCTCCTGCATGCGCACCTCGACCTCGGTGGCCGATGGCGGCGTGCCCTCACGCGCACCCAAGGTCTCGTTGAACAGCCCCTTGCGGATGGCAAACCGCTGCTCGCTCAGCACCAGCTGGCCGATGTCGAGACGCGACGTTGCAAACTGTAGCGGCTCGAGCCCGCGCGAGCCCGGCGCCTTCGCCAGGATCGCCCCCGGTGCCAGGCGCACGCTCCACGGGTTGAGCACCCCGTCATCCTCGGCCTGCCACATGCCGCTCAATGCGAGATCGCCATGAGCCAAAATCAGCCGCATTGCTTCGTTTACGACCTCGATTGCGGCCAGAACCTGCATGCCCTGCCCGGTTGCATACAATTCACCCGCATTCTTCGACCAGCGGCCGAACACGTAGGGGCACGAGCCGGTGCCGCTCGCTTCGCCCTGGCCCAGCCGATAGCCGTTCACATGGCACTCGAACATCCAGCGCGGCGTGGCCCCGGTCAGGTCCTGGATCCAGCTGTCGATGACCTCGTGCATGGTCTCCGGCGCCGCCCGCTCGTCCTTCAGCTTGGCATGCGGCCACGTCGCGCGGACCACGTAGCCCGGCATGAACTGGCGCGTGTGGATATCTCCAATCCCCCCGCCCTTGCCCGGCGTGATCCAGACGTCGGCCAGCGAGTAGGCCTGGAACTCGAGCGGATTGCGCCAGCCGCCGCCGTCCACCCTGATGCACCAGTTGCCGAAGCCGGCCAGATCCTTGAAGCAGTCGGGCAACTCCGCATAGAGGTTGCTCTCGTTCATCTGGTCGAATAGCTCGGCCTGCCACTCGGCGAGCAGCTGCTCGAAGCCCTGCGGCGCCGCCGGCCCCGGGCGGTAGCGCGCCCACTCGACGCCGGCCGGCATGATCGCGTCCTGCAGCCGCGAGCCGCACTCCTCGATCGCCACCACGCCCGTCTCGTCGTAGACCGTGCCAGGGTTCTCGCCCTGGCGCTGCCTGCTCCAGAAGTGCGTGCGGTAGGGCATCGCCACGTCGACCAGCCGCTGCCACCGCCCCTCCCACGGCAGGCGCAGCGACTGCGCGAGCGCGAAGGACTGGCGGACGTTCTCGCTGATGGCCTCGGGCACACCGCCTCCTAGCTGATGCTGTAGCCGGACCGGGCAAAGCCGCCCCAGCCGCCGGACAAGAGCGCACGCGAGCCGACACCGCCGCGCAGGCCGAGCGGATCGGCGTTCGACTGCTTCTTGGCAGCCGCGTCCGCGTCCTCCTGCTCCTTCACCAGCGCCGCGGCCGCATCCACCTTGGCCTTGGCGTCGGTCTGCTCCTGAAGCAGCCGGGCGGTGGTCTCGTTCTGCTTGAAGATCGCGTCGGCCTGCGTCTTGTAGTAGCCAGCCTGCGCCTCGCCAGCGATCTTCATCTGCTGGAGCTGCTCAGCCGCCTGCGCCTGCTGCTGCGCCATCAGCTGCTTCACGCCGCCGTCGCCAGGGTCCTTGGGCTCCATGCCGAGCCCTCTGGTGATGAATTTTACGATGCTATTGAGGAAAACACGGCCCTCCTCGTGCCAGGGGTGCGGGATTGCACCCTAGTCACCGATCAAGGCGCGCGACGATGCACGCCGCACCGTCGCCGCCACCAGGCGCCGGTTGCCGCGCCCCAGGGGATCGAACTTCACCCCGCCATTCGGCTGCTCGGCCGCACCAGCCGCCCGCATGCCCGCCACGTCGCGCTTGCTGCCACGGTCCAGGCCCACCGCAAGATACTGCGCCGCCTCGCAGACGTGGCTGTAGTCGTTCTTCTCCACCTCCTCGGTGAACTGGTCCGTCGTGCCCGTCACCCGCAGCCGGCGGAACCGAAACGCGCCCTCGAGGCCCTGGATCAGCGACGGACAGCCGCGCGGGCAGAACAGCACCGCCGGCGCGCCCTCGATCACCCGGTCAAGCCGCCGATCCAGCGCCGCCTGGCGCTCATCAGGATCGTTCGTCCACACCGGGATCATCGCCAGCCCGGACAGACGCGCCTGCCGGAACGCGGTGTTGTCGTCAGCCCCGGTCCGGGCGCTCCCGCTCGGATCGCCCCACCCGCGCACCTTGTCCAGCGCCTTCGGGTAGAGCTTGTTCACCTGCGGCAAGGCGTCGGCAAGAAACTGCTCGACAGAGACGTTCCGCCCCACCCACTCGCGCAGGAACCGCAGCTGGCCGTCCACTTCCTGCGCCAGCACCAGCGCCGGGTTGCGCGCGAAGTCCATCGCGAACAGCCCCCACGGCTCCGCGTCCTCCCATGCCAGCGGCTCCTTGGCGACGTGTAGCGCACGGCGAAACGTCGGATGAACGGGGCGCGATGATCCGCTCGCGCGCGTCTCCATGCAGCACATGTTCAGCACCCATTGCACCGTCTGCCCGGCCAGCTGGGCCTGATAGTAGTTGATGCCGCCGCGCAGGTTGGCGAGGTTCTCCGCCTCGGCCCCCGCATCGAAGCCCAGCACCGTGCCGGCGGCATCGCGCACCGGCACCAGCGCCGGCGGCTGGCGGAATACCTCGATGCCCGCCGGCCGGTGCATCAGCCGCCTGGTCACGGTGTCCATCCAGTCCGGCGGCTCCGTCTCCCCGCCCCACAGGCACAAATAATGAAAGGGGTCCTGCGGCGCGTTGCTGTCCACCAGCACGCCAGCCCAGCCCACCGCGCCCGCCATGTCGCGCTTGGCAGGGAAGCGCCCGCAGCGCGAGCGCAGCTCCACGACGATCTCGCGCGGCACCTCGCGCCCCTCGTTGACCCAGCCGCCGGTCAGCTCGAGCGACAGCAGCTTCCTGACCTGATCCGGCCGGTCGAGCGGCGCGAAGATCACCTCCATCTCGACCTGCTCGGCAGCAAGGGTCACCAGATGGGTATACGGCGGGGACCAGGAGAAGCGCCCGAACACGTCCTCGGGAAACCAGCTCAACCACGTCGGGATCGTGGTCAGCTCCAATTCCGGATTGGTGTTGCGGATCACCAGCCACTTGCTGCGCCGCCAGCCGTCCGGACCCCGCGGCTGCTCCAAGGCATGCAGCAAAATCCGGATGCACACCGCCGACGACTTGCCGCTGCCGATCGGCCCCAGCAAGACGTCGATCGGCCACTCGGCCAGATCCGGCTTCACCTCGCGATGCTTCAGAAACCGCGAACACACCGGGCCCGGGCTCTCATAGGCGAGCCGGAACGCGCCAGCCCGCTGGACAACAGCCCGCGCCACCTCAGAAACCCACGGCGCCAATCCCCATCGAGGCCCGGAACGCCAGCTCCTCGCGCTTGCCCGCCGACAGGCTCATCACCAGCATCTCGCACACCATGTCCGAGCGATGCGGCTCGGCCAGCAGCACATTGCGCACCCACTCGATCATCAAACGACGGCTGGCGAGCGACTGACGCAGCCACCAGCCGTCCCCCGCCAACCCACCCGCCTGGTCGTCCGCATAATCCGCCAGCACCGCGACCGGCGCGGTAATCAACCGCTCCTCGCCCGCCGCCATCCGCCGCAACAGCGCCTCGCGCGCCGCCGGCTGCAAATGGTCAAGGCGGAGATGCGACCCGCTCACTTCGCGCGTCCCGTAGCCCGGCGGCCAGGATCAGATGCACCCGCTGGCGCGAGACCCCGATCGCCGTCCCGATCTGCTGCAACGTCATCCCCGACGCCCGCGCCTTCGCCACCGCCCGGCGACGCTTCTTCGCCAACGCCGCCTTCTTCTCGTTCCCGTCCATCACCCGGCTCATCCAAATCCCGCGCCTTCTCCTTCCGGCGATGCGCCTTGCCCAACACAAGCGACTGACGCTCGCGGGCAATCCGCCGCCGGGTCTCCTCCAATACCGCCGCCTCCGCACGAACACGGCGCTCAGC